CCCCTGTAATAGTGTATGTATAAGGTTTCCAATATGGATTACTACCTTTTGCAAGCCAATAGGCAGGATTTTCTTCTATATTGTAATTAATTTCCCCTATATATTCTCCACTTGAAGAAACATAATAGTTACCAATATATTTAAGAAGAATGTCTATTGAGAACATTCTGCCTTTAGTCTTATACCACATTTTAGCAATATTAATTAAAGTTTTTTTAATCTTCTTTGAGATGATGAAGTTTCTTTCATCTACCGTATTATCACAGAACTGTTCAAAATAGGACTGAACAAACTTATCATACATTGTTTCAGTATCAAGATTGTTGGTGAAGTTCATCATGTCAGAAGCACATTCTTCATCAAGAAAATCTATGAAGGCATGAAGAAACTTAATGAAAGTAGGATATCTCTTGAAGATATATGTAGCAACCTTGTTGTCTATGAAGTATTTAATTTTCTTGATAAAGTGCATATGAATACTCTATTTCTCTGTTAATGTCATTCTTAACAGTAAATCTGTTTAATGAATTCTTGAATCTTTCAACTGATTTACCATTCTTTCTTACTTCCAAAGAGAAGGTTTCATTGTTTTTCAATTCAATATTCTCTTTCATTGTGCAACCTCATAAGTGAATACAGTATCCTGATAATCAAGAGCAGTTTCATACATTTCTGAAATTGAATATTCCTTATAACCTTCTCCACTTCTGAAAGTAAGTTCCAATGGTATCACATTGTAGTCAGTCCATTCAAAAATGTCATCAAATTCAATATAGCCTGATGTATAGTTGACATAACCAATAACATCATCTTCAGTGGCATTTTCCAATAGTTCTTCATAACTGCTTGCTTCACCACATATTATATCAGTATGAGTAACATCTTCTGATTCTGCTCTAGGAACTGCATATATGAGTTTTCCATCAGCTTCACCCTTGAGTTCATCAAGATACTTATGAAGTCTTACAATCATCTTAGCCCATACATTTATTATTGTAGATGTAAGAACTGTATCGGAACCTCTTGTTATAGTGATACTAGCATCTTCAACAAACTGTTCATCTGAAGTTCTTGAAACAAGTATTCTCTTTATTTCAACATCTATTCTTGATACTGTTCCTACAGCATTTCCACTGGTGACTGTATCTCCAATCTGTAAATCAATGATTTCATCTTCTAATACCAAAGAAACCAATGGTTTGAAAGAAAGAGAATGATATCTGAAAATTCCATCAATATATTTCAGATAATTGTATTTGTTGGCTAGATAATTGATTACATCTGTAATATTGATTGATTTGTTGAAACCTTCAAAGCTTTCAAGATGTTCCTTCAAATCATCTATCATCATTGTAAGGTCTATGATATTTCCTTTTACATATGTAAAAGTGATATAAGGCTTGATTACAAGAATTGAAGGCATTCTGTATTTGCCAAATATCTGCATAAACTTGTAGTTATCTATGTATTGATATAATTCTGTAGCCTGTTCAGCATTTGGAATATCATATTTAGAGAATACATCAAAATCAGAAGATTTCACATATGTTTTCTTATAACCACACCAAATATAAAAACCTTTGTCAAGTTTATTTTCTGAAGTCATTATCTCTACAGGATTTTCATAGTAGTTGACTATGTCATTATGACCTGAATATACAGTCATGCTTGTCATTTCCTTATAAAGATTTGAAAGAGTGATTCTGTAATTATAGTCATCTTCAGTCACACATCTGCCTGCACTAGTGAAGAATAATGGAGCCATATTCGATATTGACTGATAAGATTCCTCATCCTGACCACCTTTCAGATATTCATCATCAGGTAAAGTAAAAGTAATATTGTCACTGTTTTCAAATGTATCCAACAATGTAAGACTCTTGTTGAAGTTTGAATTATATAAAGAACCATCCGTTCTGAGATAGACAACTCTTATCATGTCCATTTCTTCAGGAACTGCAAATAATGAATTTCTCTGGTCAAATATGACTTCAAAGTTGTCTACATATTTAATGAAATAGTTCTTTGCTCCAAGATAGTTCTTTTCGTCATATACAGAAGTCCAAAGTTCATCATTCACAAATACCTTGAAGTAATCATTATCAACTGTTTCCTTGTCATCAAGAATGATGTTTTCAAAGTCAGCACCCTCAAATTCATGGTCTACTTCAACAATATTTCCCTGATATAAATCAATATATGTATCTTCAGTGATTCTGTATTCCTGTAATGTCACTATGTTCAATGAACCCATCTGAATATTTGTATGTAATGGAATAATTACAGGTGTATTTGAATCTACAAGAGAAACTTTCACTTTGATTTTTGGAGCAACTTTTCTTCTAGGTAGATAATTCAACTGATATGAATGTTTCAGAATATTGTTGTCTATTGTTGCAGAAGCAATAAACATTTCATTGGAAATAAAATTGGCTATTGTATTGATGTAATAAATTACATAACATACAAGATTCAGCCAATTTGATATTGCTGAACCTTCAAAATTATAGTCCTTTAAAACAGTCTGCTGAGAAAGAAATTCCTTCAGTCTCACTTTTATTGATTCGTAATCATTATCATAGAAAATCTTGTTGTTTATAGCCATTTTTTAATTCCTCATTAAAAAGTATTCAAAGTCATGTTCAAGGTATCATTCTGGTCAATTCTTATCACTCTGTAGTCAAGTTCTATGTTCCAAGTTGTTCCATCCTTCTGAACAAGAATATCATTAATCCTTATTCTAGGTTCCCAATTAGTAAGAGCATCTTCAATGGCATTTCTGATTCTTATCTGTGTCAATACACCCATGTTTTCAAAAAGAATCCAATACAGAGTTGAACCATAATTAGGCATGAACTCTCTTTCTCCGACTCTTGTCAGAAGAATATCGATTATGGACTGCTTTACAGCATCCTTGTCATATTTCAAAGGAATATCATTATTGATGTTTCTTTCAAATGAATAATCCAAATCTATATAGTCAGCCATTTCATTTTCCTTAATTGCTCATTACTGTAGAACAGCCCATTATCACCCTACCACTTATGGAACCTGTGACAGTATCATTCATTCTTGACAATGGTCTTCCATTGATAAGATTCTTGCTTGTGGAAATTATTCTTGAAGTATGTCCACAGTTACCTTGAAATGTGCAGTTCATATATGAAGCAGGACTAGATTCAGCAATAACATTGGAACTGCCCATTATTATTCTTCCTGAAACTGTAGTTTCACAAGATGGACAGTAGCCTATACCTGTATCATTTATTCTACTAAGTAGTATCATAATAAAATTATTTACTTTAATTCAACTGTATTGAAGTTCCCTGTATTTTTACAATACCTGTGCTTGTAATATTGGTATTTCCTGTAGAAACAACATTAACTTCACTACCCTTTACATTGACCTTTCCTGTAGTTTCAATTCCTATACCTGTTTCTGATTCTACATTCAAGGCAATGTCACCCTTTGCATTAAGAATCAGTTTGTCATTTGTCGTAATGATTGATTCACCATCTATTTCAACATTTGAATTATTCAGTTTAACAGAAAAATTTCCACCAATTACAACTGTCTTGTCTCTTTCAATTACAGTAATGTCAACTCCCTTTATCTTTTCAACTTTTGTTCCATCTTCTCTTACTTCAATATAGGAACCAGCAGGATGGAAAATATGTATTCTGTTATGATTTGGAGTAGAATCCAATTCTACTACAATGCCTGATTCAGTTTCTATAACTCTGTTATATGGGTATTCAGCATGATAGGCAGATTCAGGTTCTTCATAATCTATGTCATTCACAGTCCATTTTCGCAAATCACTGTTCTGAACACCAATACAGGTTTCTTCAATCTTTTCATTTCTTGCAAGTCTTGAAATTGAAGATTCATCTTTATAAGATTCCTTTGGATGCTGTTTTGAAGGGTCTGAAAAACCATTCTCAAAATCAGGCATTTCTTCTAATATATAAGGAATTGAACCTAGATAGAAAGGTTGTTGTCTGTTCTTGTCCATGAAGAAAACAACAACTTTTGAACCATTCTCAATAATGTTGAAATCACCTGTTCCATCTACACTTGAACTCATTGAAAATACAGGAATAGCCCAAGGTAAATCTTCAGTAGGAAGATAATGTTCAACATCTTCAGAAGCCTTCAATCTGTTATGAGTATGAAGACCTAATATTCTTATCTGCAATCTTCCTAGCTTCTTTGGGTCATTGTTGTTTTCTACTGTTCCTATGTAAAACATAATTATTTTTCCTTGAAAGCATTCTTGAATAAAGTGATATTCTGTAGATATTTTCCATTAATATCTAAAGTATGAACTATTTCAGCAATAAGCCATTTACCTTTCAGATATACTGACAGATTATCTCTGTCAGAAATTATGCCCGGCATATCAAAGTTGATACAATCTCCTATACTTCTAGACAATGAACCTTTCAATGTGCATTCTACATTATAGTTATACATTGTCTGAAGAATCAGATTTCTTTTTGAGTTTGTATCAATATCCAAAGTTGAAACTCCAACTCTGTTAAAAACATTGTCTGTAAGAGCAGATTTGAACTGTGGTCTGTCTCCCATCAGTTCATAGTATTCCTTCTGTAAATCAGCTATTGAAACATTCTCCAACTGATAGTTATAATTCATCAGATTTGGTGAATATATTGAATTACCAAAAGCATAACTTCTTATCATTGTATTTATGTCAAAATAATTTTTTATCTTGTATTCCAATATATTTGTCTTTGAACCTAAAAATTCTATTGTATTCTGCCCCATTTCCCATACTTCAGAAATATTCTGTTTGATTAATGTAGAAACTTTAGCAAATACTTTATTTTTTAAAGTTTCAAAGAAAATCATATCATCATTCTTGAAACACAGATAATTCACATTTTCATATATATCCCAAAAATTAGAAACATAATCAACTTCATAATCATCATATATTTTAAGACCTGTAACATCCATCTTTCCAAATTCCTTGAAAAGCAAGGTAGCTATTTCAGAAAGTTTACCTTTAAATCTGTATGAAAGTCTATGAAGTTTTGAAAAGAATCCATAATCAGTCAGAAGATTCAGTGACAGAATGTTTTCCTGTTTGCTGTAGGTATTTGAAGTTAATGTTGGATTGATTGAAGTAACATAGAAAAGAATGGTGACATTGTTTGCAACTCCGTCACTACCCGGACTGTCTACAAAAGAGATTTGCAATACTTCGCCACCATTTATCGGAAATGTGGCAAACATCTTCTGTGTATCTGTAAAAGTGATTGTAGCTAGAAGACAGGGATTGAAAAGACTTTCCTTTATGCTGAAATCAATGAAGGAATTGGTCATATCAAGATAGTTGTTTTGGTCTTTATATAGAACAATTCTTCTTATCTTTCCTAAACTATTGTTTACTAAATCACTCATCTTATCAGTCTTTCTTTAATAGACACCATTTGAATCTGATGTTTGAACTACCTGTATTATAAATATCTACAGTATTTATATCTCTTACTATGTAGCAGAAATTTCCAACATTAGGAACTTCACCATTTTCTGAAATTGGCATTATATTCAGCATTATGTTTTCAGGATATTCTATTTCAGAGAATGTTGGTAATGTTATTCTGTAATAGTTATTAAGACCAGCAAATGTTCCATATCCTTCATCGAACCAGTCACCTATGATATGAATTCTATATCTGTTATAATGTTCAGATACAACTTTTATATTGTTCTTGTCTATAATCTGAACTGCAAAATTACCATATTCAATCAAATCATTCTGATTCACAGGCTGAGAAATAATATAAGCATTCACATCAAGTTCAGAAATTATCTTTGGATAGTCTGAAATTCCAATTTCAAATCCATTATTGTCACAGTTGAAAGTCTGTGCCTGAAAACCTGAAAGAACCTTGTAGATGAAAGGCATTATAGATTCACCACTACTGTAGATATTGAAAGAATTCTTCTGACTTACAATCTGAAAACCGAATTTACCTATTCCTTCAAGTCTTGATAGTTTATAGCTTGAATCCTGTGTCAACATTACTCCAACAAAAGGTGTCAGAGTATTGTATAGATTCTGAGAATAATCTCCAATAGTGACATTGAGTAATGAACCCTTTCCCGGAAGATTATACAGGAATTTGCTCACATTGTTCACTACCAAAGCCCAAAAGAATCTTCCACCCTCATCACCTGTATTTATTACATAAAGGGTTTTCTTGTCTACAGGCTGAACACCTATATTTCCATTATTTGCATAAACTTCCACATTGCTGTCAACAATAGGAGTAATTATGGCAGTAACATCTTCCTTGCTTGACACCTTATCACTTTCAAATGAAATCATCAGTTTATTACCATTTCCTGCAAAAGAACCAATTCCACATTTTATCACTTCACCATTCTTTGAATATTTAAGATGAAATGGATTAAGAACAAGATAGTTGAAAGGACTTGGAGCAATACCTGTATGATAGGCAGTAGGAATATTGTTGAGATAGTCTATTCCTAAAGCACCTACATTTCCTATCTCATCTTCATTACTAACACTTGATGAAATATGTAGCTGATTGTCTGTATCATAACTTTCAGAAAGTGGTAGTATCTCAACATTTCTCCTTGTTGCTCTGAACTGATATTCATTATTCTCTATGAATACTCCATTGTCAGGAATATAAATTTCATCATATTTTGCAAGACCATTGACTTCCTGTGTATATTTTCTTTTTGTTGTAGGTATTCTCTGACCATTCAAAGCCTGAATGAACATATCAAGAAACTTAGGCAAATCAGCAGGTTTTATCAACTTTATGTTTCTTTTCTTGTCATTATCTTTGAGAAGAATTTCATAAATCTTTGCAAAGTTGTTATTGTCAACAAATGAAGATTTGTCAGGTTTGGCAAATACAACATATGAAAAGGTGATATTCAGAATCTTGTTATAGATTTCAATGTATTCTTCTGTAGAATGTTCATCAGGTGGTAACATTCCACATAACATCATGACAGTCATACTGTTGTTTGAAGATTTGAAACATGAATGTTCACCCAAATATTCAAAACTTTCATAATTGTTGTCATCCTGAATATAGGGAGTAATATGTGGATAGAAATCTATGCCTGTATCATTGTCAAAAACAATAGTCTTGTAGAAAATTCCATTTCTGTTTTCTGCTCCACTCAATGCAAAATTACCACTGATTAGAATTGAACTGTCAAAGGTATAGTTTGTTGAATTTTCCTGAGCAATGGTATTTATCTGATTATTTGTAAGAGGAATTGAAAAATTGATATCCTGAATGTTGTTAAGACAGGCTATAACCCACCAATAATCTGTAGAACCATAGAGATTATAGGAAATGGCAGTCAGTGTATCATATTCATTGACTCTCGAATCAATCAGTTCATTCTCTTCCATGTTTTCAACAAACACTTTCTTGAACAAGTTTCTGAACTGCTGATTATTTATATCTATAATTGGTAATAATTCAAAATATCTCATCTGTCAGTTCCCCAATCTGCTTGAAAGCATTGATACTCTTTCCTTATACTGCTTGAACAGTTCTGTCAGTGACATCTGAAGTCTTGTAGCTACAGGATAACCATCCTTGTATGTTCTTAGACCTTTTTCATCTCCATAAATTATATCAAGTTTTGAAACTCCACAGAAATCAGATTGAAAAAGAATCTTTCCATCCTTTGTAAAAATGGCAAACCTACATACATTAGGAAATACCAATGTTGTTTCATAGTCATGAGATGATGAGGATAATAACTTCAACTGTGTAACTATAGTATCTATTGCCTTTGCCTCTTCATTGGAAAATGGCACCAAATCCCAATTGAATTCAAAACTTCTGAAAGCTACACCATCATAACCTTGTGCCAATGTAATATCATATTTGTGACCTGTAGCATTCTGTGTAGCATCAAATATTCTCTGACCTGCTTCAGCAAAACTTCTACCACCTAATCTTTCACCCATATTCTTGAGAAAAGAACCAACTCCTTCTACATAAGCTGATGAAGCTAGATTGGCGGTACCTGCTCTCCAATCATAACTTTCCTTCCAATTATGTGAAAAGCTTTCAGCAATGTTTGTTTCAGGTGTTTCCAAATAGAAATCAGCTACAGGATTGACAGTGGTTTCAATATTAGTTCCCATTTTATTGACTGTATTCCACTGATAGAATTTCAACTGAACAAAAGGCTGATTAATCTGACTTTCCATATCAAGAGGATAGCAATACATTACAGGTGCCTTTGGTATTTTTAATTCTTCTTGAATAGCCATTTGAATATTATCCTCTATTTAATAAAATATAATATATTTACTTAGTAAAAATTTTTTATTTTTTTTAATAAAAACTATTTACATTTTTATTTTTATTATATATAATAAATACATAAGTTAAGTTAAACAAAAGGAGATAACAAAATGATTAGATTAGTAAAAGGTGAATTAAAAGAATTAAATGAATGTGAATGTGGCATTGCTCTTTTAAATAACACATTATATATCTTTGCAGAAGATTTTAAAACTGTAGAAATCAAACCAACAAAAGATACTACAAATGGTAGTCTTGAAAAACAGATTTCAAAAGCCATACCACATCTTATGAAACTTTTTTCATTAGGTCTTTGCTGTGAAATAGTTCAATCAATAATGAACATGATTGAACATAGAGAATTAGGACAATGGCATGAAGATTTCAATTTAAGATTAGTATATGATTGGTATAAAGAAGATGAAAAATTCACACTTCAAGGTTGGTGGTAAATGAATAAAAGACTAGGTATTTACCTAGTCTTTTTTATTCAATGATTTTATAAATCATACAGTTTTAATTTCTTCACTTCAGAAGCATATAACCTTAACCAGTTATCCAAATCTTTATCATCTTCTATTCTTTTAAATCTGTTTATAAGATTATCCCATATTGCAAGACTTTCTTCATTTTCTTGAAACATTGAAATTCTATTACTTTCAATTCCATATTTTTTATTAACATCCATTGGACTATATAATCTTGGCATTCTATACCCATCTTTCATATAAATACCTTCAAGTGAATAACCTGCATATCTTTCCATTTTACCACCATTATATCCACTCATAGCAAATCTATCCACATAAAGAACATATTTATCGTTATTAGAAATAATTCTTCCTGCTCTCCCATCCATAACACCTTTATATTTCATGGTAATCATTGATTCAAAATCTTTTTTAGAAACTTTACCCTTTCTTACTTTACCTGTTGCAAGTTTTTCAAGTCTTTCTTTTGGAAGTAATGTTTCAGGATTTTCATTCCAATCTGACTTATTGGACAATACATATCTTTCTTTGGTAAGAATCTGTTTCTTACCATCAAGATAAATATCAGAATACATATGTATCTTAAAGGAAATATCTTTTGCTGAAAGAACTCTTTTTTCTCCAAACAAAGCTTTTTCTATATCGCCATAATCTAAATGAATATATAATTTGAATACCTTGTTTCTATCAGCATTAAAAAATTCAAGATACATTGATAAATAAAGAAATTCTGTCTTTATTTCTTTATTATATGTAAAATTTTCAGAAAAGATTTTATTCAAATAGTCAATATATTTCTTAATATTGATAGAATCAAGATATTCTCTTGCAAACTTTTCAATGGCATTTCTTCTTATCTTGGTTTCTTCTCTAATATCATACATATTTATATTTGTTGAAAATTTTGCTTTTGACAATATATCTCTTGCCATATTCAGAGTTTTCATATCTTCAGGATTACCACCCAAATCAGGGTGATATTTCTTTGATAATTCCTTATATCGTTTATCAACATCAGTTTTTGAAACATTATTGTTCAATCCCATAAAAGCAAGAGCATCACCAACAGACATCTGTTTTTCTATTACTACATGAAACCATGATTTAAACATATTTATACCTCATAATTATAATTTATAGGTATTTACTATAAACATACTTTCTTATATGTTTCAATAAACAGATTCTGTAAAGATTCTTTCTTTCTTTCATCATATTCCTTATTCTGAAAAATGTAGTCAGTAAATATATTATTCAAATCCTCATCTGCACTTATTTCAACCTTTTCAGAACAAAGCTGTGAATTATCTATAACATTATAATTAGTCAATGTTTCAGAAATCTTTGATATGAAATTTTCTCTTTTGATAGAAGATGGGATATTCAATATTACTTGAATATTCTTGTCTTTATAATTTTCTATCTTATAGTCATCAATATCTTTTTCATTATTTATTATAATCTTGTCAAAAAAGATAAAAGGTATCTTCACTTCTTCTATTTCATCTTTCACTTGGTCTAATACAAAGAATCTCTTTACATCATCATAATCACCAAAATCATTCTGAAATACAGAACCTACATAAGTTATATTTCCTTTATCCTGTGTAAGATGATAATGACCTGAAAAAACTCTGTCAAAATGTCTGAAACTTGAAACTTCCAAAGAATCCTTGGCTAAAATTCCTCTTATCATTTCAAATCCGTTTATCTCCAAATGACCAAAACAATATTTATTAGGTTTTGAAAGAAACTCATTGAACTTTTCTACATTGTTTTCATTCAACCAAGGTAAGAAAGTCATTTTGTAAACTTCTGAATAATCAGGTTCATCAGTTATATGTAAAGATGGAATAATATTTTTTAACATTTCAAGAGATGATATATCATTTCTGTTATTGTAATAAACATCATGATTGCCTGTCACAATCTCAAAACTTTCAAGAATACTGTTAAAATATTTATTGAAAATATTCTGAACTTCATTATATAAACTCACATCTACAGATTTTCTGTCATGAAAGAAATCACCTAGCTGAATTATATGACTTATCTTATTAAGCTTCATATAATCAGAAATAAACTGTAATACATTCAATCTATATTCATTTTCCTCTTTTGACCTGCATTTTCTGAAATGTAAATCACCTAGAATCAAAAATTTAGACATATAAAATTCCTTTCTTAAAACAAATCATTTATATCATTGATTTGATTATAATCTTCAAAAACAATATCATTATCAAATATTTTATTACAAACATAAATGCTTTGAAACATTGGAGTATCTGAAAAATCAGTGAATCTATGTTTATAACAGGTTCTACCTAATAAAACAAAAAGCTGTAAACCATTTTCTTTAAACATATCAAATCTTTTTTTATTATCAAACAATCCTGTATAATTCATTAACATAGCAAAAGGTTTATCTAAAAAATAAAGTCTTTGTAATACTTCATTTCTAAAAGAATATGGTGGATTGCTTACAATACAGTCACAATCTCTTTCAATACTGAAAAAGTCTTCATCATTTTCAATATGGGTATAAATAACATCAAAATCATTTTGTTTCAATAATTTGACAAATGCAGAATCCTCAAAATCAAATGGACACCATATTTTGTTGAAATTTCTTTTCATAAGATGAGGTATTAAAGGTAAGACGGCTTTGTCAGGTGTAAGCCATTCATCGGTTTTTGCTTTTGTCTTTAAAGCGGTATTAAAATCCATATATATCTCCAATTAATTTTATATTTATTATATTAAAAATTTTAAAAATTTTTAAAAAATACTTTACAATATTATAAATATTATATATAATAAATATAGAAAGTTAAGTTAAACAAAAGGAGATTAAAAAATGACAAATGAAAAAAGCTTAAAGATTCAAAAATTTATATATGAAGAAATCAAATATATTGAAAACAGACTTAAAAATAAGTCAATAAATGTTGTAACAAGACAATATCTATTAGGTAAACTTACAGGTCTTGAAAGTATCATTGAACTCTTTAATAATTAAGAAAGGAAAGAAATAAAATGAAAAGTTACTACAATAACTATCTAAAAAGAAATATGACTTATACTGAAATTGCTGAAAAGTTCAGCAATATGGACAAGACCTTATTTGGTCAGACTGTTGAACAGTTTATAGAATATCTTATAAAAAATAATATAATAAAAGAATTGTAAAATCAAAAACTCCTAGATTAATTTCTAGGAGTTTTTATTTATTTCTTTACTATAAATTTATCCAAAGACTGTTTTAATTTTATCTTTCCTGTCTTTACAAGTTTTACAAACTTATTCCAAATTTCTTTAATATCTTTGGTTAATTCTGCTTCTGAAAGACTTTCAATATATTCAGAAAATTCAGGTATCTCATAAATTTCATGAATACCTAACATACCTGTATAAACAAGTTCAGTGACTATATTCAGTTTCTTTTCTTCCAAAAATACTTTGAATGTTTTCATGCTTTTATTTTTATTTCCTTATCAAAGGTATAAACTTTTTCACCTTCAGGAGTGACATATATAAGAGGGTATTCATCAGAAATATTTTCAGAATTTTTAATTATATCTATTCCAAATTTATCTACAAATTTAATTGTTCTGCCATTTACATTCGCATTTCTGCCTGTTCTACCTTTGAGATAAAAATAGAATACATTATCTGCAACTTTAAGTCTGTTATTACCAGATTCATTCTTTGAAATCTTTTCAAATGCATCATCAACTTCTTTTCTAGTCAGAGTCAATGAATAGATTCTTTCTTCATTGACAATATAATCAATAAAACTTTTCATGATTCATCTCCAAAAAGTATTTTAATGATTATATACTATTGGTCTTCAGTGTCTAGATTGTTCTTTGTAGGGTAAAATCCATACTTGAAAAGAAATCTCTGTTCATATTCCTTCTGTGAAATATTCTTCATTATTTCAAACTTCTTTTCAAAATAGAAATAATCTCTAAAGGCATTGAAAATTATAGTAGTGAAATAAGCAAAAGGATTCTTGTTGGCTATGTTGAACTTGTCTATTTTCAATAAGCATTTGAGATAACCTGAATCTATCATTTCATCATAACATGACATATCATTGTTCTGTCTTGTCAATTCATAAATCTTTCTTGTAAAAAGTGGAGTCATGGCTATCTTCTTTGCAAGAATATAGAACATATTATGAAGATTCTTACTGACAACTCCCTTTATATGGTAGTTCTCAATCTCTTTCATCAAATCCTTGTTATTCAGATAGTTTTTCTTTTCTTTAGCCATTTAATCAATATCTTTTCTTCAATATCTTTTTATAAAGATTGTCTATAAATTTCTGTTTTTCTTCCAGTGTATCTCCGCTCTTATTTTCCATTCTCCATAGTTCTAAATAAGTATTGCTTGATTCTTTTCTATAGATATGAAATTGCTCAGGTGTCAATTTCTTAATCCAATTAGCAAATTCTTGTGTAGTCATATTACAATGTAACAAGAACAATTCTGCATGAATAGGAAGTTCCTTGTCAAGCATCATTCTATGAACTATATCCCATCTTTTTTTAGATTCTATATCGGAATAAGGTTCTCCCCAACATTTCAACGAATGTAAAAAACCTTCCTTTGTTTCCAAACCATTGAATGACATAATATAACAATCCTTTCTTTATTGATTCTTATATTATAACATATTAATTTTTTTCTTTATCTAAGATGAGGAAAAGAAATTTTCAGAACAATCATCAGTAAAAAAATCTGTTTTAACATTATTTAAATGCCCAATATTAAATTTTTTATCATCTTCAATATATTTTACTTCATCTTTAATCAAAGTTTCACTATGCTTATCTGATTGCTTTAAATCAGTATCTTTTTTCTCAAAATTGCTTATAAAATCTCTCATATTCTGATGGATATTCTCATCTTTTTCTGTTTCTTCCTTTATATTCTCTTCAATAGCATTATCATCAATCATCTTTCTTCTTGCAATAATCCAATCTTTATATTTATTGAAATATTTCAGGCATTCAGTCTTTACAATATTGTTAAATTCAGAAGTTGAAAGATTCCTATCAGTATAGAAACCGTCATATACTCTATAAACCTGTAAACCTCTGTCAATCATATTCTTCTTTACACCGATATAATTGCATGTTTCATGGAAGAAAATCTCACTACCCCATAATCTTCCACCAAGTTTTTCTTTGAGATTTCTGTAGAACCATCTGAAAGAATCCCTTATACCATTATAATTTGATTCATATAAATGCTTGAAAATATTGTTTTCCTTGTCTTTACTATAACACAAGGAACTTTCAGCTTTCTGTAATGACGGTGAAAAATAGCAAATCATACATAATGTCTTTACTGCATTCCTAGTTTCAAAATCCAATTTAAAACCACAGATGTATTCATACATATCTATAGTATCATCAAGCCATTCACCAGTGTTAAGAAGATATGTATTCCTGAAGATGGAACCATTGACATCATTGGAATAATAACCACCAAACAAATCATCAAGCATTGATTTTCTGTTTTCACTCTCAATACAACAGAAATTGCTTGTTCCTCTTATAGAAATTTTCTTTATATTATTATTTTTCGCTCTTGGAAGATTAAAAATGAACTTTTCCACATTGTTATGATTCTTTTCCAAAGAATTATAATTTTCCATAATAAGATGATATTCATCGAAAGGTTCATAGTTCTGTCTTAGTCCTAGAATTGCAGTATCATCATCAAGATTGATATTGGTATGTTCCTTTACATAAAGCTTGTTTCTGTATTTCTCTAAACTGTTAAGTTTCTTTTCTTCAATTATCTTATCCAATTCCAATAATTTTTTATTGATACCATAATCAGAAATTCTTATAGCTTTTTTCCTGATTCCATTTTTCTTCATTATGCTTTCTATGACTTGTGAAACATTACTGTTCCAATAGTATGTTCTGCATTTGTTATCACTATGATTGCTACTACCAAAATGGTAATATTCATTCTTCACTTTTATAAGTCCTATATCAATACATTTCTTTAAAATAAATGATACTTGTACAATAGAACCAATATTCTTAACAAAATAAGGATTTGTAGTTGAGATATAAAAACTTATTGCATTTTTCCAATTTTTGAAACTGAAATAACTGATGATATAGGAAATTGATTCTATAATATCTTTCCATTTTTTACCTAATTTCTTTATAATTTCTTGTTCTGTAGGTATATGACTTCCAAATATTTCTTCTATTGTAGGAGGTAATAACTTCTTTCTAATCTGTTTTCTTAAAAGTGAAATATCGTTAAGCTGTTCAAAATATTCTTTTTTTGTTCTGACTATATTTTCTTTCTTATCTAATATCCAAGATGATATAAATAAAATATTCAAATTCAAAATATCATGTTTCATTCTTTTCACCATAAACTTAAATTATTTACTTTTTAATAATAACAAAAAAGTTATAAAGTTGCTATATTGTTTAACAACTTTATAACTTCTTTTTTAAAAAAGTTTATGGTGTATTAATTATATACTATTTTATAAATTATTTAAAGAAATAATTTATATAAATTATAAAAATATAATATATAAAAAATATATTTTTAAAAAAGTCATATAAGATATATATATTATCATTATATTAAGGATTAAGTCTTGTCACCCTTTTTACTACTAAATTTTATATATGATTTCACTTATGAAATATATATAATAAAAATAAAATTTTTGTTACTAAAAATGTAAAATTTTATATATAATATAAACATGATGGAAAAACTGACAATAACAAAACTGAATGAAACATACTGTAGACTTGAATGTGACGATTATATCAAAGTCATGATTCAGAAGTATTTCTGTTTCAGACCAAACAACTATCAGTTCATGTCTACTTACAGAATGGGTAAATGGGATGGATATGTTAGACTTTATGACATACATAGAAACTTATTTCCAACAGGTTTACTTTTCAAGCTTGTAAAACTATGTAATGATACAGATATTTCTATTGAATGGAAAAACTTCATCTCAACAAACAACATAGATGTTGACTATAATTTTGTCACTGACTACTCAAAGAATGTTCTGAAACTGAATTTTCCTGTAAGGGATTATCAGATAGATGGAGTTTTGAAAGGATTGAAGGAGAAACATTGTATTCTCTTATCTCCAACAGGAACAGGTAAATCTCTAATCATCTACATTCTTACAAGACTTATACTGAAATATAACAAGCATTTCAGAATACTTATTGTTGTTCCTACTCTTTCCCTTATTGACCAGATGGTAGGAGATTTCTGTGACTATGCCTTTGATACAGGATTGGATTTCAATCTTCTATGTCAGAAAATCTATAGTGGACATACAAAGGATATTTCTAAACAGATAGTTGTTTCAACATATCAGTCATTACAGAATATGAAGTCAGATTATTTTAAGCAGTTTGATTCTATTCTTGTTGATGAATGCCACACAGGTTCTTTAAAAGGTAATTCAAACAATAAGATAGTATTGAACTGCATAAATGCAGTCTATAAGATTGGATTCAGTGGAACAGTTCAAGACAATATAGAAAATATCTATTCATTATATTCTGCATTTGGTCAGATTTACAAACTTACAAACACCTCAAATGAAATAAAGAGAGGTAATCTTTCAGAGATAAAGATTGTTCAGTATTTCTTACATTATTCTGATAAGGATTCAAAAGAGTTTTTCAATAGGATTAATGAATCAAGACTTTTTGGAGATAATATTACAGCCACTTATCAGACAGAAATAGAATGGCTGAATGAGAAGAACTACAAAAGAAACTTCATTTTATCAATCTGTAAAAAGTTGAATAATAATGCTCTGATTCTTTTCAAGAGAAATGAGCAGTTTGGAATAAAGATGTTTGAAAAACTTAAAACAAATCTTCCAAATAAGAAAGTTTATTATGTAGTAGGAGAAACAGATAAGGATATAAGGAATGAAGTTAGAAGTATCTGTGAAAAGAATGATAACTGTATAATAGTTGCTAATTATAGAGTATTTTCTACAGGTATTAATATAAAGAATCTTCATTATGTTATTTTTGGTGAATCAGTCAAATCAAAGATAACTACTTTACAGTCTATTGGTAGAAGTCTAAGATTATCTTCTAATAAGGAATGTGCGTATATAATAGATATAGCTGACTATTTGGAAGATTCAGAAGGAAATACCAACATGACTTTCAAACATGCTTTTGACAGAAGAGACATTTATGAGAAAGAAAATTTCAAGATTACAACAAAAGATATCAACTGCAAAGACTATATTGAACAAGTCTGAAAGATTCTATAAGAACAAGCCTAAACTTTCAAATGACAGTCACTATTTGCAAGGGATTTACAAACCGATAAATCCTGACAAATATACAGGCAGAATGGATAATATTGTTTATAGAAGTGGTCTTGAACTCAAATGGTTCAGATTTTTTGATTTGAATCCATATATCATCAACTGGGCTTGTGAAGAATTTGTAGTAGGTTATATAAATCCATTGGATAATGAACAGCATAAATATTTCATTGATGTTTTCATTAGATATAGAACAAAAAACAATGAAGTGAAAGAAGCCTTGATAGAGATAAAACCATTCACTCAGACAAGACCACCAGAACGTAAGAAAAGGCTGACAAAAAGTTACAGATATGCAGTGAAACAGTATATAGTAAATGAGGCAAAATGGAACTATGCTTCTAAAGTTGCTGAGAAACATAACATTGATTTCAAGATACTGACAGAAACGGGCTTTGTGAAATGGAACAGAACTTATTGACTTTTGACCACTATCTGTGGATTTGTATATCAAGTATTGTAATCTTGCTGATTACAGCATTCAAGACAGGAATTACAGCTTTTATTGCTGATAAGACAAAGAAATTCCTTGAAAAGGTCTTACATAAAGAATTTGATGGTAAGAAGATTGGAGAGGAAGTTGACTTTGTATATGAAAGACTTATTGAGATAAAGACCATTTCACTGTCAAGCAGAGTTTCAATAAACAGATTTCATAATGGAACAGTTTTTCTTCCATCTCAACCTGCATGGAAAATTTCAAGAGTTTATGAAATATGTTCTGATGGTATCAGTTATGAAGCAAACAAGTTTCAGAATGTTATGGCAATGCTTATATGGGATTCAATAAAAGCAGTATTTGAATCAAAGTTTCCTAGCTATATAGAAAAGATAGTTTCTAAGGAAAATAAATATACAGTTTTCAAATATGATGTTGAAAAAATGCCTGAAAGTTTTTCAAAAGTTACAATGAGAAGACATGGAATAAAAGTCTATATTCAGATTCCCTTGATAAATAAGGATAAGGTTTTTGGTTATCTACAGATAGATTATCTGTCAAAGAAAGATATTGATATTGATTTGGATAGAATATATCCGAAAGTTACTGAAATTTCATATTTTTTAAGTAAGGATTGATTATGGCTACATTACCTCAGAAAGTAATGAAGATTATTGGACAGATTATTTCTGAAGATTTCTATCCTCCAGAGATAGTCAAGACACCTCAGAAAGCTCATCTAGGTGCCATGTTCATAATGATTTATGA